GTTTTGCGCTTCCCACTTCTTCATCTGTCGTTTGCGTTCGGCTTCAATCCACTGCGAATCCGTCATGGTCTTGGTAGACCTAGGATCAGTAGTGTCATAGGCCGGTGATCCAGTGGACCGGGCAGTGACAGGCGAAATCGGCGCTGGCGCGGATGTCGTACGTTTCATTGGTGGATCAGAAGCCAATTTAGCCTCAATCTTCCCAATTTCCTTTGCCTGTGCAAGCGGGGCTAGGCGAGATATACGCTCTGCGTCTTTGGGGTTAGTTCCGAGGTAGTAAGCTAACTCAGGCCCAACATCCGAAGACCGAATCGTATCGGCCATCACATCAGTAATTGGCAGCTTGGGGTTGTATGCAACTTGTTCAAAGTCATCATACTTAGCGCGGGCTTCCTCTTCCAGATCGTGATAACTCTCAAGAACTTGCGAGTGCTGTTTGGCCGCTTCGCGCTGCGCGATCAGTTGCTCGGCCTTTTGATAGGCCAACGCATCGGCGTAAGCCTCTGGCGTTTCAAACTGATCGACAGACTGTGCTGCCGGAGCCCTCAAGGTTTGCGTTTCCGCAGTCCTTTGTGCTTGTTCCCGTTCCCACTTTCGTTGCTCTCTTGCGAGGCGTTTTCCAATAGCTGCATCAAGTTCCTCTTGCGAGAATGTCTTGGGTGCTTCTGCTTCCGGCGCAATAACTTCAGGTTCAGGTGCAGCCGTTGCAATCTGTTCCGGCGCGGGGTCTACTACCGCTAGGTTTTCTTCTGACATTTTTCGATTCCAAAGAATCCCTGGTGAACGCACCAGTACGTTGTTTCAGCATTATGCTGGAATTTTTACCACCCAGCCAAATTGGCGTATTTTTGTCCTTCTGAACCGCAGTCAGCAAGAAACTCGTCTTTCTGTTCTACGCTGTAATTGCGGCACTTTACACGTTTAAGTTCCGTTTGATCTCCAGTATAGTCTGTCACTTCTTCCAGCCAAGTGGCTTCTAAAGTGTTTGATTTAGCGTCATAAGTGACCGTGGATAGATAAATCATGCTGTTACACCTTTAATAATTGCAAAGTTAATTACGGGCGCGTCAGTTGCAATACCGCCAGTTGTGTAAAAGGTAATGTTAAAGCTACCCGCCGCAACCGCAGTTACCAATAAAACGTAAAGGTTTGTCCCAGACTTTTGGTTCAAAATGATTGTATCGGTTGCCGCTACTAAAGTATTGGTGACCGTAAATGTTGCGGCTACCACAGACCCTAATGCGGAAAACATAGTAATCGCGCCGGTAGGCTTGCTTAAGGTCACGCCCGTTGTGCGGCTTGTGGCTTGAGTAACCGTTCCACCAGCGCCTGTGCCATAGCCAAGGCCAGAAGCGGCGGTAACAAGCACATTTTTAGTGTTGTCAATACGCATCGCTTCATCGGCGGTTGTAAAGTCACCAGCAGCGCCGCTATTGTTGTTATAGAACGCCATAAAGCCGCCGCCAAAACCAGCGTTTCTTTGGAATCCTATGCCGCCTTTAGTGTTTAAGCCTTCGCCAGCTACAGAAGAAACACTAAAACCAATTGCTGCGACACCAGAACCGCCGTTGTTGTTTTGGGCAACCGATTGGATTGATAAAGACCCACTAGACGCATAGGTGTTTAATATGTACCCTGGTGTTGTTGTCCCCAAACCAAAATAACCGCTTGTAGAGTTAAATCGCCCGTACTCTACGTTGTTAATGCTAAAGGATAGAAAAGGCGCGGCTGCGTTGTAAGACGCTTTTATCGTAGCAAATTCGGTGCTAATGCCATCAGAATACCAACGTATAACTGATGTTCCTGTAGTCCCTACCACAAAGGCTAAATTGTCATTGCCGTTGTTTTCAAGAACTAAATTGTCTGCGCCGCCTATTGATGGAAATGTCGCTACCGGCCCACCGTTGCCAACAATATGCAATCTTCTTTGCGGTGTGGCGGTATTAAGTCCTAATCGAAAATTGGTGTCGTCCCAAAAGAAATCAGCGTTATTTTGACTGTAAACACCGGATGCGGCGGCAAATACAACCGACCCAGTAGTAAACGCCGTGGATGTTGCCGTGCCGCCATTTGCTACCGGCAGTATGCCATTTACATGAGTTGTAAGGCCAATTTTCCCATAGGACGGGGCTACACCTACACCGCCCGAAATAATTGCATTGCCAGTAGCTACGTCAGCAAGTTTGGCAAGCGTTGTGGTTGTATCGGCATATAGCAGATCACCAACAGCATAAGACGTTTGACCTGTGCCACCTTTAGCGGCAGTAATGGTGCTAAGACCTGGCGTTAAATCAGCAATTGAAAGTTGCTTAGTTGCGCTGCTTTGAACAATAGGCAAAACTTCCGTCCCCGCAACCGGCGTAGTTGCGGCGGTTAAAGCAGAAATTTTGCTATTAGCCATTGCTTACTTTACTACTTTCCAAAACCAATGATTTATGCCATCCCAATGTTTTTTACGATAGTAGATCATACTTGTGCATCCCAATAAACGGTGACGGTAGCAGAATTAGTCCATGACACAGTGAAAGTAGTTGAAGTAATAGCACTTATCCAAGAACCACCTGGATTAGTTGCGCCTGCGTTTATGGAAAATCTTATGTTGGTAGGTGTCCTAATTAGACCATGTGTAATCGTAAGTGTAGTGCCTGGTGCTCCTGCAACTGTCTCAGAAATTCTCCTCCCATAAACGCCCTCATCATTACCCCAATAATAGGTTGATGTTGAATCAAAATTTAAAATGGGATTTGTTGACCAATAGTTATTGTCAAATATGTAGTTGCCTGGGTCATCAGTTGCAATTGTTGTATACGAACCGCTTGTAGGACTTCCAATGTCCATATTGCTTGTTATTTGGCATTGAACAACTGAATCTAATTGCAAAGAAACTGTAGTAATGTTTGCAAATGTATTGTTATCAATTGTTAAATAGGATTCGTGACTTAAACTATTTGCAGCAACTTGAATTCCAATAGAACCCTGTGCAAAAGTATTTCCAATAATTGTTTGCCCAAAAGTTCCTGGGTCAATAAATAACAGCGCACTTGTATTGCCTACCGCGCCACCAAAATAATTATTGGTCATTTCTGTTAAGTATGACCCAGCAGTAATATAGACTACATATTCATTTAAAACTTGGTCAAAAATATTACCTATTAATTTAGTGTAGCCAGAAGCACCGCCAATAGTTACGGATGTTTTAGGGCAGGCAAATACGGAGTTAAGAATTCGTATGCCTTCACATGGAACACCGCCAGCGGTAGATATTACTACGCCTTTTCCTAACCCAAAAAACAAACAACTTTCTATTGTGCTATTTTGGCTATTGTCAATAAAATTAATTGCAACAGTTGATGCGCCATTTGCAAAGAATTGGCAGTGTATAAATGTATTTAAAATGCCAGAAGTGTCAACAAGGCCACCAGATCGAGTGCCATAAAATTGACAATTTTGAAAAGTTATAGGCCACAAACTAGCTATTTGAGGGCTAACTAAAACACATCTAGTATCATAACCCTGCGTGTCAATTTGTAAGTCAAGTATGTCTATATTTATTCCTGCGTTGCCGCCATTTAAATATAAAACAGTTGAAAAAGCGCTTGTAACAATTAATTTTGTTTGATCTCTACCTTGACCTTGGATTTGACAAGGTAAGTTTATTGTTAATGGGGCAGTAATCTTAATGCTACCAGCAGGAAGAATTAACCTTAAATCGCTTGAAATGCTGTAGTTAATAGCAGCTTGCATTGCGGCTGTGTCATCAGTTGAACCATTAGCGGTTACACCAAAATCAACAGCGTTAATAGACTGACGCAACTTAGCCTGCACTGTAGTTGCAACAGCGCCAGCGGGCAAGTAACCAATTAAAGATGAGCCAGACGATGCAGCAAATGCGGCGTAAATTCCGCTTGCAACGCCGCTTGCATTGCCGGTCACATTGTCGTATGTACCAATCGTAACTGCGGCAGATGTCTTTAAAACAAATTTGTACGCAACAGCGTCAGTCAGCCAAATTTCACCGCCAGAGGCAACACGGCCTGCTGAGTCCAGAACAATAGGGTTGGTGTGGGCAACATTACCCGCGCTAGTGGTGTACGTTGTTTGTGGCGTTGTAGTACCGGCTGCGTAAGTGTAAACAAGACCGCCAGAAAGAATAACACCGCTATTGTCAAAAAACTGTGCGCCAGCCCCCGCCAGCATTGAAAGATTGACGGCCATGATTAACCCTTATTCGTAGGCTACAGTAAATGCAGCGGAAGTTCCGGCCAGCACAATGTACAGCCCTTTGTTAAAAAACAAACCGGCGGGGAAATTTAAATAATTTGTGCCTGCGGATACCGCAATAGTGTCTGAAATCTTGGGGTCGCTGTTGCTAGACGCGCCGGAGTCATACACTGTCAAGGTGCCGCTGGAGGACGCCGAAACAAAGATGCCATAGAGTTTGCCAGCACCAACTTTAACTTGTTTGGTTGCGGCCAATTGCATATAGTTTGCCATGATGTTTCCTTACGCTAAAAAGCGGAGTTTATACAGAGTACGCAGATAAACCTCAACGATGTTATCTATGAGTTGTTGAATTGTTGAGTCAGACTTATCACAGACTTCGTAGCGGCCTTTTTCAATCTCATCAAGCTGGGCCTGCAAGAACTCAATGATGTTTGTGGTCTTCTTGGCCGCTGGGATAGCAATAGGGCCAATTAGACCATGACGGCCTTGGTAGGCTTCAGCAAAATCGTCCGCAACGCCAATAATACGCTCATAGAAGATATTGAGGGCAACGTGCTTGGAGTAGCTGCGGGTGTTCAAGTGCACACTGTGGGCCACATTACGGCCTAAGAACAGTAGCCCCATCAGTTGTGCGGCGGTCATTGTGGCTGCTCCATCGGTGGCATAGGCTGCGGCATCTCTGGCATACCTTCCATGCCTACGTCCATTTGCTGTTCTGGCATCTCAGGAATACCGCCAATTTGACCGTTAGACTCCATTGCAGCCGCTACTACGCCCATAGCGATGTCTTGAATTTGCTGCTCGTTCATACCCGCTTGCGTAGCAGTGATGCGTTGTGTCTCAGCTTGGTAAGCCTTGATTTCAGCCTCGTAATCCTTGCGGCGCTGCTCTTGCATTTCAATGGACTTGCCAACGTTCTGAAGCATGGTGTGCATCTGCTCCATTTCTTGACCCATAGCCTGCATCTGCTGCTGTGCGGCTTGCAATTCTGGGTTTTCATCGGTATCGTTCATTAACTTGGGGTCAATGGTCTTGGCAAAACGCTTTGCCATCTCTTGGGCACCAGGCCAATCCATGTTCTTGACAAACAGGTCACCGGCCACTTGCCATAGCTGCGGGTTGCCTTGCAACAGTTGGCCCATTGCTTCCAATGCCTCTTGGCGTTTGGTCGCGTAGCCTGGGCCGGTGGTAGCCACCACGTCGTACTTACCCACGCCAGGGTTGTAAATCTTGTCAATCACAATGCCTTCTTGATCGACAATCTTTTTAACCGGCTCTTGCTGCATCGGGTCAATTTTGACCATGCTGGTTTCGCCGTCTTCGCCAATGATGCGGGCAATGCGCTGGGTGTCGTAGATTTTGGGGATTAAGTCAATCAGTTGGCGGGTCAGATACCGCACGCCACGGGCCAAGTTGTCGCCAAAGTGGTACGTTCCAACATCACCCTCACGCTGACGCGCAAGAATCGCTTTTCCTGAGCGTTCGTTGGACGTCATGCCCAAAGAAGCGTTATATTGGCCTGTAGATGCCTTAATGTCCTCAGAAGCCCCCGCTTTGGCCTGTAGGAGCCCGCTGGAAGCCATTGGCGGTTGGGCACGCTGGGGTAGTGGCAGCGTAGCGCCCGCGCCGTCTGTAACGTCTGGATTGACCTCCAAATACGGCCAGTTGGTTGTATTGGCGGTCTTCCATTGGTTCTCATAGCCCTCAAACTGACCGCCGTAACCAATAAACGGCGCTTTTGGAGCCAAAGCCAGCATTTCTGCCTCTTGGGACACCCAATAGTTGTACATCCGTTGGGCGTCCTTGGCGTTTCGCACCAAGCCTGACACGTACAAACGGCCATCAACCTCAAATTCGTTGCCCACAATGCGGACAATCGGGATGTATTTGCCTGCCCACTCGCGTTTTTCCAAGATTTCGTAGCCGTTTATCTTGCAATAACGCACCTTTGGACGCTCGGAAACGCGCTTGTTTTTAGGCTCTCCAAACATCTCGCGCAATTGCTTGTCTTCAGGCGTTCCCTCAAAGGCCGTGGCGTTGCCGGGGTACAAGTTCAGCGTGGATTTGTCGTAGTCGATGTAGTAATAGTCCGCAACGCGAATGGTGTCCTCATTGAGCCACTGAGACAGGTTCTGGTCGCCCACACCTAGCGTTTGCAGGGTTGTAATGGGCGCTGAGTCGGGGTACATCCGCTCGTAATCGTCTTTGCGGATGTCTTCGGTCACAAAACAAAACTTGGCGTCCGCGCCACACGGGTCTTGAATTGCCGGATCCATGTAAACCGAAAAACTGTTGCGAATCCGACCAATTTTGATGTCTTGGTCAAAAGTATTGTCGTCGCAATACTCGGTCAGGATTCGGATGTAACCTTCTCCGTAGGAAACTTGGTTTTCGCAGGCGGTGTCGTAAGCGACATCTGCATCCGAGATGTATTCAATATGCCTGACCATGCCGTTGAATACTTCGGCGACGGCGATGTCGGCTTTGTCATCGGCTGGAATAACTTTGCCAGTTGGGCGGTTTTGCCTTTGGTCATTGGTGACTTGCCGGACGTGCTGCGGCAGTTTGTTGATTGTCAGGCATGGCCGAGCGTTAATGGTCTGACCCTGCACTGCACCGCGGGTCGCCAGCACATCGGCAGGCCACTGCCAGTGGTTGTCTGGGCTTCCGGCGTAGAACTTCAGGTCGTCAATCTCATCCTCGCGGGATTCAGACAACGCCGATATTGCCATGTCCAAGCGGCTGCGGGCTGTTGCTAGTACGTTGGAGTCGTCATCCTTCTTACCGCCACCGTTGGCAACATTGCCTACCGCTACCATGCCTGTGTAATCAGCCATTATTTCTTCTTTTCTGCTTTACGCTTAACGGCGTAAGCAATTGCCACGGCTTGTTTGACCGGCTTACCCGTTTTAACTTCAGCCTTTACATTCTTGCGGAATGCTTCTGGCGATTTGGATTTGACGAGTGGCATTTTATGCTCCGATGTGCAAAACAGCGAAATTAATTTTTAGCGTGTCTGTGTACGCATTGCTGGACACGTTGCTTAGATTGACAGTAAATGCGCCGTCTGCCACGGTCACTACTGCTATAACATACGCAAATGTAGCCGTTGCGCCAGACGCAATGTTGACAATAACTGTGTCTAAAGCAGACACTTGGCTGTTAGTGACAATAAACGCAACTTCAGCGTTAGGTGCCATTTGCGCGTTTGTTGTGGTAATGGTGCCTGCTGACTTGTTTAATGTTACGCCCGAAGCCTTATTGCCCGTTTGCGTTACCGTTCCATACGCGCTATCGGTATAGCCTGTTTTTGAGGTTGCAAAAATAGATGTGCCGGTGATAGTTTGCGGGTTGGTAGCGCCGATAATGCCCCCGTCAATGTCTTGATCAAGGTACGCAACGCCAATAGGTTTAGTAAAGCTCATTTATTTTTTCTTCGCAGTCTTGGCTGAGTCTTTAAAATCTTTGGCCGAAGGCGCAGCCTTACTGCCGACTTTGTTCATTTTCTCGCCAGAGCCAGCTTTGATGCGTGCCTGTTTGGCGTGAATTGCGGCATACAAGCCGGGGCTTCCAGGTTTTTTCATTTGTATGCTCCAACAGAAAGATTTAACTTATCGTCACCCAAAAATTGAGCAACGTCGCGGCACAAATCGTAAAACTCATCAAATTCAAAATCTGATTTCATTCGATTGATGGCCTGACAAACCAAGATCGTATTGTTGCAAGTATAGCCAATCTTGCTGTCAATGCGTTCTATAGACACAGTGTTTAACTTTCCAGCTTCTAGTGTCATTTTACGACCACTGTAAGCACAAACAGCTTGTTGCGTATTCCAGCAGTCAACAACATCAACAACAGTAAGATTAAACAACTGCTGCCGTTTAACCGCGCTTTTTTTTGCGTTCTGCAAAAATATCTTTGCTCTGCCTTCAATGCTGGAGTTTTGTTTTGCTCTTGAGCGCTCGTTTCCAGCGGTGCAACAATCTTTACACCAGCTATGGTAGCCATCAAGGGTTTGGTTGTGCTTAAAAAACAAGTTGTAAGGCTTGTCAGTCTTGCAGCAAAAGCACGTTTTCATCAACACTTCCATCGTTTAAGGGCAGCTTTAGCGCGTTCGCCGTCTTTGGCGTTGGCCGCTACAGCGCCCATTCTTGCACAAAATGAATCCTTGCGGCCCTGATCTGCCTTGGTTTTAGGGTTTGGGGCTGGCGCTTTAAGATTGGAGCCGGTTGCGGCATTGTACTTCTCGCGCCCCTTGGCCGTCAGGCCAGCGCCTTTGGATGTGGGCAGCTTCTCGCCACGTCCAACAGATAAAGATACTTTTTTCATGAGCCCATCCATGATGTGTGCATTGCGCCGTCTTGAGCGTTATAGCGGCGAGTGGGCTCAGTATACTCGCGGTGAGCCACAGGAAAAGCAAACGTCACGCATATAGCGTCCGCTGCGTCTGGTGATGCTAAACCCCGTGCTTTCATTTCTTTCTTGCTCTCCAAGAAGATTGTTCCGCGTGAATCAGGCTTCATCTTAGGCGAAATTAAATCCGTCTTCAAGAACCTGTCGGTAGGGATACTAGCAGATTTCAACCATTCCCGCATCTCACCCCACATCTGCGCGCGCATATTTCCGTACATTATCGGGTTTTTGGCCTTATTTCCGAAGTTCACACCCTTAATCTTGTACCGCTGCTCTTTGAGCCTGTCCACAATCCCAGCCCCCAACCCACCCACGTCAATCACAACCAGAGTCGGCTTGTACTCTTCAATCGCGTCAATTACATACCCCACGACCGTCATCGTGTCATCGCCCCGGTGCCGAGTTATGTTAACAATATCCCGTCCTTGCCTAACCGCAATCACCGTTGCATCAGCCCCAAACCGCGCAGGGTCAACGCCAATAATAATCGGGGCCGACAAGTCCTTGTACCTGTCCCGCTTCATAGCCTCGTCCACAATGTCCGAACCAATAAACTGGTCATCCCCAGCACTAGGAAACATCCCGTAGACCTCGACGTGCGCCTGGCTGGAGTCCGGCCCATACTCCTGAATAATGCGCTCGTAGACCTGTTTGTCCGTCCCCTCCACCGTCCTAGCGTCAACCACCCTAGTCTGCCAAAACGCACGCTTAGAGTTAAACGCCTCGTAAAAATACCCCGTGTTGCGCCGTGGGTTAGAAAACGCCAGCCAAAACCTATTGGGCGTGTTTTCCGTAAAAAATCCACCAGTAACCGACCAAATTGGATCAGCAATACCCGACGCCTCATCAAATATCACCAACACACCATCATAGTTATGCACACCAGCATAAGCATCAGGATTCTCTTCCGACCACAACCTACCCTCTACACCCCAATACCTCGTCCCCTTCTTTAAATCCGTCTCCACCAACTCAGTCAACCACTTAGCAGGCGCAACCCTAGTTGCACTTACCTCAAACCAATGCGAGTTAAGTGACATTGCCAACCACTTAGTAATCTCAGCCCAAGTAATACTCCTTAACTGATTCTCAGAGTTAGCTGAAATAATAGTCGTGCTGCCAATTCTTGTAGACACCATCCATATAGTCAACCATGAAACTAATGCCGACTTACCAATACCGCGACCACTAGATACTGCTTCTTGCAATACTTTATACATTATTTCCTGATTAGATACAGCACCAGTAACTAACTCATTGTTAACCTTTATATGGTCAGTAATATCTTGCAGTATCTCCCTTTGCCATTTT